AGGTCGTGCGAGCTCGTTCGGGCGGGCGAAGTGTAGCCCTGTCCGCGAGTTCCCGTGTACTTGAGCTGGTGCTCTCGTCAGCACAAGGACCTTTTGTTTTGCAAGCAGGAGACGGCATACGAGATCCCTACGTGACTGAAGTTCCGACGTGTGCTCTTCCGATCTGTGATTGTATTGGCATTCATTGCAACTGTTGCAGATCAGCATAAAATATGTCCTGAGTTCATGTATAGTTCACTGTGCTTGATAGCAGGTGGAGGACTAGGCTTATCAGTGATAGAAAAGATATTTGAAAAAAAGAACAAATAAAATATACTATAGATCATGGAAGTAAAAGACCGTATTTATCAAATCATGGCAAAGGCTCAGGAGAAGCTCTCTGCTCATGGTATCAAATTATCAGTAGATGAGTCTGCTGAAGTTACAAAAGAGGAGACTGCAGAAGCTCTTAAATTCATGGTAGAGACAGCTCTAGAAGATGGCACGATTGTATTTACACCGGCTGAGAGCTGGGATTTGGGTGTTGAGATATACACTAAAGATGCTGATGGTAATCCTGTGGCTCTTGTGGATGGTGACTATATTGTCGCTGATGGCACTGTCTTATCAGTGGTTGAGGGCAAAGTATCAGCAATCACTCCTCCTGCTCCAGAAGCTGAGGCACCAATGGTGGAAGAAGCTCAGGCAGAGGCTGAGGTTTTGACAAAGCAATATGTTGATGATGCATTGAGCACATTGACTGAGCAGTTCAATAGCTTGAAAGCTGAGTTTGAAAAGATGCTATCATCTAAAGAGATTGAGATGGCTGAGGTAAGCAAAGAGCTTGACACAGTGAAAGCTGCTTACTCTGCTCTATCATCTCAAGCTGCTGCTGTATCTGTTAAGCAGACTGCAGTTAAAAAAGAAATCAAGCCTATGATTGAGTACAAATCTGCTGCTGATCGTATCAAGGCTATAATCGCAAATAAATAAATTTAATATAAAGAAAAAATGGCAAGTAATTTAACCATCTCATCAAGCTCGTATGCTGGGGAATTAGCTTTACCCTACATCCACGCTGCTCTTTTGACAGGAGACACCATCGCTAATCGCTATGTGACTGTCAAAGAAAATGTAAAATTTAAAGCTGTATTGAAGAAATTAGCAAGTGCTGGCTTAGTAAAAGCTGCAGGTTGCTCTTTCGATAATAGCACATCTACTTTGACTTTGTCAGAGGCTGTATTGCAAGTTACTGATTTGATGACTAACATCGAGGTATGTAAGGAGCAGTTTGCATCTGATTGGGAGGCAATGCAGACAGGAAGAGGATATATCAATGATGTTATCCCTGCTAACTTTGCTGACTTTTTAGTGAGCTATTTAGCCGGTAAGGTCTCTGAACAAATTGAATTTACCTTATGGCAAGGTAATTTTTCAGGAGCTATTGGTGGAGCTAGTGGATATACTGCTTTTGATGGCTTGATGAAAAAGTTACAAGATGCATTTACTACATCTCCTAGCTACAATATTGCTTCTGCTTTGACTCCTGCAGGTGCTAATAGTACTACTGCAATCATGACAGCTATTGATGCTACTGTAGCAGCAATTCCTGCTAGTATTATGGGATCTCCTAACACTAAGTGTTATATGAGCCGTAAGACCTTCCAGGTTTACATGCAAGCATGTATGGCTGCTGGTACCGGTGGACCAACTTTACCAGCAGGTGATGCTATCTTGAAGCAAGTATATGGATATGAAATCTATGTATGCCCTGGATTCCCAAATGATTGCTTATTGTTTGCTCAACCTGATAACTTGTTTGTAGGTACTGACTTAGTATCTGATCAGAACGAAGTTAAGGTAGTAGATATGAGCTTGACTGATGCATCTGACAATGTCCGCATGGCTATGAGATATCGTTTCGGTACTCAGGTTGGTTTCACTGGAGATGTAGCTGTAGCTTACTAAGATAAACATTAACACATAAAAAGGGGCGGGGTACTTATAGCTCCGCCTTTTTTATATAAATACTTAAAAAAATAAATATATGTCATGTTTAGCTAGCGCGGGATTCCTTGTAGATTGTAAATTAACAATCGGAGGTATCAAATCTTTTTGGATTGGCTCTTATGCCACCATCCATAACAATGGGACTATTGATCCCACTACTGCTCAAATCACTGCTCTGCCATCTACAAGCTGGTATGAGTTCGATATGAAGCAGCACACAGGTAATTTTACTGAGGTTGCTACTGTCTCCAAAGAAAATAATACTATTTTCTATACACAGACTTTAGTAAGTCAGTTCACTCAATTATCTGCAGCTCGTAGATTACAGCTTGATACTCTTTCTAGAGGTCGTCACTGTATTATCATACTTGATAACAATGATAACTACTGGCTTATGGGCTATGTAGATGGAGCAGAGGTATCTACTGAGAGCACTGAGACAGGTACTGCCAAGGGTGATTTCAATGGATATAAAGTTACATTCACTGCAGAGGAGAAATCTAAAGCATACAGATTAGCTGCATCCATCACTGATAATTTTGATGGCACTATCGTTGCCGGTACTCTTTAATTTTTAATTATATTTGTGCATGTTTTTTGTACAATGTAATAGCATTGATCAAGTAGCTCACCTTGCACTAAAGCAAGGGAGCTCTTGGTTAAGTCCTGGAGCTCATCCTTATCTTTTGAGATTTGTGCATGAAGCTACCGGTAAGGATTTAGTAGTGATCCCTAGTATCACCTTTCAGAGTGAAAGGATTACGACACTACTCTTTGATACTGATAACAATGATCCATTAAATAGGGGCATGTTGTTAGCAGATCCGGGAAGATATGCATACTATGTCTATCAAAATAGCACTCCTGTTAATCTATTGCCTAACTTATCTTTGGGATTAATAGAGCAGGGATTCATGGAGGCACTACCGACAGAGACATACTACAATACTCCGACATTCAACACACCATCAGACTATATTTATAATGGATAATATAACGAATTTGCAGCTTGCAAAGTACATCAAGATAGAGGAAGTAGAGAAAGAGAGCAGACAAGGATGGGTTGAATGGGGTGAGGGTAATATGATGCCACAGTACTTGATTGATTTATATCAGTCATCTCCTGTGCATGGTAGCTTAGTGAATAGTATTTCCTTTATGATTGCAGGTAAAGGATTCAAAAGTGAAAATCCTGCAGCTCAGGTACAGATATCAAAGCTCAAGCTAGATGATATCCTACCTGCATCAGCATTAGATTTGAAGTTACAAGGTGGAGTCTATTGGGAAGTAATCTACTCAATGGACCACAGCAAAATAGTTAAGGTCAATCATCTTCCTTATGAGAATGTCAGATTAGCCATTAGCGACAGCGAGGATGAAGTTTGTGGGGTTTGGTATAGTAGAGACTGGGCAGATATCAGAAAGCAAAAGAATCGTCCTGAGTATGTGCCTATGTTTAATCCCGAAGATCCATCACCTAGACAGATTCTTTTCTTTCACATGCATAGCGTGGGATCATTGTACTATCCTAGACCTGACTATATCAGTTCAAAGGATTGGATTGAATTAACCAGGCATATCAGTGAGTATCATGTGAACAATATTCTCAATGGATTCTTCCCATCATTTCATATCAATTTTGGTAATGGTGAGCCATCACCCGAGGCTCAGAGAATGATCATGAATGAGATTGAAAGGAATATATCCGGCACTCAGAATGCAGGTAAGTTCCTTATTACATTCTCAAAAAGCAAGGATGAGAGTCCTGAAATACAGCCATTCCCTGTGACTGATGCTGATAAGCAGTATCAGTATTTATCTACTGAGGCTACTTCTCAGATCATTGTAGCTCATAGAGTGACTTCTCCTCTACTTATGGGAGTAAGAACTGATGGCAATGGATTGGGATCTAACACAGACGAGATAAAAGCAGCTTTATATGTGTTTACTAAGCAGGTCATTGAGCCATTTCAAAGAATTATTACTGATGCAGTTCAGGATATATTGGCATATAATGGTACTCCTGCCACTGTCACTATTGAGAAAAATGATATTATTGAAATTGCTCAAGAGGCAGGGGTAGTAAGTGGACCAGCAGATAGTGCAGCAGCTCCTGTAGATGTAGCTAGTCAAGCCTTAAATGGTGCTCAGATTGCATCTTTGCTTGAGATCATAGTACAGACTACAGCCAATGTACTCACAGTGCCATCTGCTAAAGCTATCACTGTAGCATCTTTCCCAATGCTTTCACCTGAGCAGATTAATAGCATATTTGATAACCTATCATCTACTCCTATCAATCCTGCCACAGTACTGAGCTCTATAAAAAAAAAAGATAGTGCAGAATTGATGTGCTGCTCTGCTGATCAGATGGATTTTACTGATGAGCAAGGTCAGATATTCATTGAAAAGCTAAAGGAGAAAGCTGAGTATATCAGTGATGAATGGGAGTTACTTAGTGAGGAGGATGTGACTGATGCAGATGCTGAAAAGGATTTCGTATTTCAATGTCAATCATTAGGATCATACGCGAATGGTGATGAATCAGAGAGAAGTAAATGGGGTGATGCTGGTCTGTATAAGTTACGCTATGCATACTCTCAAAATCTATCAGCTAATAGTAGAGACTTTTGTATTGAGATGGTAGGCATGAGCAAAGCAGGGGCAGTGTTCAAGTATGAAGATATACAAAAAATGAGTGATGCTGGAGTCAATGGTGAGTTTGCTCCGGAAGGGCAGTCAACTTACGACATCTTCCGATATGTCGGGGGGGCTTATTGTCATCATGTATGGAAGCGTCAGATATATTTTAGAAAACAAAGCAAAGGAAAATTTCTTCCTAATAAAGGATTAGAAAATGATAAGAGAGTGGGGAATGTACCTTATGTTAAACCTAAAGGAATAGAGGGAATAGCACCAATAAACAGACCAGGTAGAGGATCATTAAAATACAGTTAAAAAATGGCAGTAATTCCGGAAATACTTTTAATTGATGAGACATTCATCAAGAAATATACAGCAGTAAATGATAGTGTAGATACTGCCATCATCAGACCATGCATCTACTTAGCTCAAGATAAGTACCTAGTGAACTATCTAGGCACTGACTTGACTAATAAAATCAAGACAGATGCAGCAGCAGGTACGATTACAGGAAACTATGAGACTCTTTTAGATCAATATGTGAGGAAGATGTTAGTATGGTGGGTTATGATAGAGCTCTATCCCTTACTTGTCTATAAGCATGACAATGGAAATATAGTAAGCAGAGATGCAGAGAATGCATCAAGCATTACAGAGAGTGAACTTCATAAGCTGATGGACTCAGCTAAGGACAATGCTCGCTACTATACACAGAGAATGCTTGATTATGTCAGACAGAATACAGCTTTATTCCCTGAATATAGCAGTAATGTATTGCCTGATCAGTCACCATACACTCAGATCTATACACAGACTGGACTCATGTTCTACAAAGGTTTAAAACAATCTCAACTAAAATGGACAATAAAAGACTTCCTACCATTCAGCTAGAAAAGCGGAAAGAGTATGAAATTAAGATGAAATCTTTTTACAACAAGATGATGAATGACTTAAAAAAGAGGGAGAACAATGGTAACAAGTAACGACACACCAGGCACCATTGGAGCTGTGACCTCTATCTGCATGGCATCAATAGCTCAGCTTGAGGAAGTGGAAGTATTGGTCAAAATAGTGGCAGGTCTTGTGGCTATTGTTGTAGGTATTTTCACCATCATATACTATCATAAAAAAATACAGAAGCTCAATGCTGACAATAAGTAATTTGGCATTTTTAAAAGATGCCTTTGCAGTCAAGGGATATCAGTGGGAGCAGTTCCATCTGATAGGTCTTAGATCAAAAGACTATGTGCCTAATACATTCTGTGACTATATCTTCTTAGTGGATGGAGATAAGGCATACTCATTCAATGCTACCACTAGACCAGGAAAGCAC